ATATGGAACCGCAGGCTGTAAACATAGTGTAGAAATATATTATAATTGCGGAGCTAAGTCCTTAAAATGGCAAATTTAACCAGAATATTAAACAATCAGATCTATAGCAAGACTATCATTGCTAGTCAAAAGATCGCAGACGGAACCATCACAGGTTCACTATTTTCCAGTAACGTAACAGTACCGGGTGACTTCTTAATCACAGGTAACTTGTTTGTATTGGGTTCTAGTGCTTATACTACTATTGCGTCGACTAACACCTATGTTAACGATCCATTGATCACACTTAACAATGGTTTTGCTGGCACTAATACCTATGACGAAGGTCTGGTATTTAATCGCGGTAGTTTACAGAATCGCGCACTAATCTGGAGTGAATTCTATAAAGAATTCCGTTTAATTGGTACTACAGAAACTGGTACTACCTACGGTAACGTGGCAGTCAGCAGTTTTGCTAATTTACATATTGGTAATTTAACAGTTGATTATAACATCACCCACATAGGTGATTTCTTTTCAAATGGATTTATTAATACCACAGCCAACATCAGTGCAGCAGTTGGTGTATTTGGCGGGGTTAATACAACTGGTTATATCAACGCAGGCGGTAACGTATCAACACCACAATTAAATGCAGGACAAATTAACACCACTGGTAACGTATTAGCACAAGCTGGTGTATTCAATGCCCTAACAGTTAATGGCAATGAAACATTAAATGGTTATTTAAATGCCAGCGGCAATATCATGGCAGCTGGAGCTATATTCAATAGTTCACAGATCAATGGCAACCAATCAGTGACTGGTTATGTAAACGTTACAGGTAACGTACTAGCTGATGCTGGTACACTAAACACATTAGTTATTAATAATGTCACAAATGCAACTACTCAATCAACTGGTGCATTACAAGTCGCAGGCGGTGCGAGTTTTGCCAAAGACGTATGGATTGGTGGTAACTTATTTGTTAGCAACATCATTGGTGTTACTGCCAACGTTATCACAGTACAAGATCCGTTACTATATCTAAGAAATTCTAATATAAGTGCATACACTTATGATATTGGGTTCTACAGTGCATTCACTGGTACAGGACTAGGCACAGTCAACCAATATCAACACACAGCAGTATTCCGTGATCCGCTTGACAACACTTGGAAATTTACAAGTAACTTGGCAGAACCTAGTTCAAGCTATATCACCCTTGATGGCACTACAGTTTACGATCCAATCAAAGCTGGTAACTTAAACTTAGTTGGTACAAACAATAGCACATCATCAACAACTGGTGCATTGATAGTAGCAGGTGGTGCAGGTATTGGTGGTAATTTAAATATCAATGGCAGTAATTATCTAACCTTAGGTAAAAATCTAGCCGGTAACGTAGTTTACCCAGAAGACGTAGTACAGGTCACAACAAATTCTAATTCAGTAAGTAGAATATCAATACAAAATCTCAACTCAGGACAAACCGCAGGTACAGAATTTGTCGCAATGTCTGATACTGGCAGTAATAATTCATCACTGATCGCCGTTGGTATTAGTAGCTCTACGTTTAATTCAGCTGCTATTTCACCAATTGTTAAACCAAATGATGGTTATCTTGTTACTTCATTCGGTTCTAATTTGGTAATAAGTAGTGGTACTGATGTTGTTATTTCAGCAAATGGTGTAGGTGCAGTTGGCGTAAGGATCAGTAAATTTGATTCCAACGTTGGCGTACAATACTCTGCCCAATCAACAACAGAGGCCACTGGTGCATTCACTGTAGTTGGTGGCGCTGGTATTGGTAAAGATCTAAATGTAGGTAAAGGTGCAACATTTAATACTACAAATAGTCCAGGGGCATTCCAAGTTAAGAGTTCAACATCAGGTAACGTGGCAATATATGCTAACGTTGCTAGTGGATATGGAGCGTTCACAGAATCAGTGATCATTGGTGGTGGTAATACTACCGTCCAACCAGGCGCAACACTAAAAGTCAACAGTGTAACAGCTATGATGATACCAGCTGGTCCAACAGCTGCTCGACCAAGTAGTTTATTAGGCTTTGCTGGTGCTGATGCTCCAGGTATGATACGTTTCAACACAACATCAAACGCACTTGAATACTACGATGGTACAAATTGGACAGTTGCTGGTTCTGTGTTTACAGTTATCAGCGATCGTCAATTCTCAGGTAACGTAGCGGGTGGATTTGGTAACGTTGACGGAACTAATACAACATTTACCTTACAAGCAACAGCAACAACATCAGGTTCGCTCGTGAGCATTAACGGTGTCATGCAGTTCCCAACACTGGCTTACTCAGTAAGTGGAACAACACTAACATTTACAGAACCACCAGCACCTGATGATGTGATCGATGTACGTATCTTAACAACTACATCAGCTGTTACTTCAATTGCCAGTGCCACTGGCTTAAATCAGTTCATTGCAGATGATACAGCTTTACAGTTCTGGACTGGTACATCAGCTACAACACAGAGAGCTAATATTGATCAATCAGGTAACTTTAATTTCAAAACTGGAAATAAAGTATCATACGATCAAACAGCAACACAGGTTACTAGTACTAACCTAACATTGCTAGACAGCTTCTCAGCTAACGCTTACACCACAGCCAAGTATGTGATTTCAATGAAACAAGGCACAGGTAACGTACAAGCAATGGAATCATTGATTACTACTAACGGGTTAAATGCTTGGGTTACTACTTACGGCGTTGTTAACACTGGTAATAATCTAGGCACATTGGCTGCTAACGTCAGTGGCGGTACTTGTTCATTATGGTTAGTTCCATTATCAGGCACAGCTATCAGCAACGTAAAAGTAATGACTACATATATAGTGTAAAGGTGATACATGCTTCAAATAGATAAGAAATATCGTAAGGACTACACCGGCGAAGACATTATTGTTGAGCGCAAACACGAAGGTAAAAAGTGGTGGGATCAGACTGAAACGATCCCTAACATGATCACCAATAACCAAATATCAAATCGTGCTGCAATCATTGGCAATGGTCCTAGTAGATTAGAATTTAACCTACAAAATTTAAAAAAACCTCAGGGATTATTGGGGGCAACAACAGTACAAACCTACGGATGCAATGCTCTCTATAGAGATTTTACTCCTGATTTTTTAATATCTACTGGAAATAATGGCATAGTTACCGAAATAGCCAACAGTGATTATGTAAACAATAACATTGTTTATTCAAACGCTATACATCTATTAGAGCATCCTAGTAAATTTTATCTTATTCCTTATGATCCATATGCTGACGCAGGAACAACAGCTGCTTATATCGCCGCCTTTGACGGACATACAACAATTTATCTAATAGGGTTTGATGGATATGATTTACAAGGACATAACAGTAATATCTATGCAGATACCAATGGTTATGATCTAAAATGGCAATTTGAAGTAGAGGGCGATAAATTAATTAACAACAGAGCCCAACTATTTAATACATATTCAGACGTTGACTTTGTCTGGGTAACATCATATGGTAAGAATACAGTACCAGAAACATTAAAATGGTGCAGTAATCATAGACAAATCAGCTTTAGAGATTTAGTATTAGAATGCGATTTATAATAAGATTTTTTCTAAAGTCTTAATTTTCTCAACCACAGATTTAAAATTAATTGTTCGCCACACACCCGGGTGTAAGGGTTTAGGATGGTCTTCTAACTTCACCCAACAATATCCACGATGCTCATGATTTAATTCTGGAACGAATTCTTCATCAATTGAAATTAGAAAAGTGTGATAACTAAAATTCCCATTGTCACTGGTAAACTTTTCTATAGGAATGATTTTAACATTAAGAAAATCATATCCCAGTTCTTCTTTGAGTTCACGAGTTAATGACTCAAGGATATGCTCATTAGCATCAATCTTTCCACCAGCTAGACCCCAAGTTCCACTATATTTGCTAGTATCACGTAATAAAAATAGATAGCGTCCAGTTGATGTTGCGTAGATAAAGGTGCCTACACCTTCTATATGACTAGAGTCCAAAGTCCTTCCTTGTACTCGCCCTCGTAGCTTTTTACCCATTGGGTTTGATTCCACTTATATTGAGTTCCAGTATTGAGATTACTTACATATTGTAGCGTAGTATCTGTACGACTGTCAAATGATACTGACCAATATGTGCCATTGTATTGAATGATATCATTGGCATGCGCTACTAATTGCTGTCCACCAGTACCACGCCAAATTGGTGCGTCATATCCTGGGGGATTATTATAACTACCAATGTCATTGAGGATAAGATACCTAGTACCATTTACCGCAGATTGTGCTAGGCCAACTGCTGATGATTTAGTTGGATCAACAATAGCATCAATTGGTGTTAACGTATTAGTAGATTTAGTATCTATATCAACATTAAAAATTAACAAGGTATCATCTGTTGGATGATAACTGACGGTACCAACAACCTCATTGATACCATCTTCTTGTAATAGTCTTACCTGACTAATACCATTTTGCAATTCACCATAAACGCTGATCAAACTACGCCAAATGTCTTTAGTACCAACTTTTGTTGGAGTTTCAAGTGTGGGCGGATCACGTGGATCTTCTATCTCACTAATTTTTAATAATGTTAATGTATTACCGATTAGTAATACTCCATACATCATTGGAGTAAAGTATTGTCGATTACCTAATAGATTATCTTCATTTAACACAGCATCATTTAGATTGCCATCACTGTCGTGTATACTAGCAACGATTTTTTGTATAACACCAAGTTTTTTAATCTTAGCTGGTGGGCTGATCCACACTGGTAATTTAAATGTCAAGGTAGCAACATCAATATTATTTTCTGTTCCAATTGGCACAGTACGACTAGTCCAATTTGGTGAATCAAGATATACCACACTCAAACTAGTCCAGTCAATATAGTTGTCTGTTGACTGTATTTCTAATGCTGGATTAAACAGTACCATTAGTTGTTCTAACAGTTGTAATTTTTGTTTAGTATTACTAGTCCATATATCCAATTTAAGATCTAATGTATACGGAACAGGCATTAGTCGTTCAATAGTAAATGCATTACCTTGACGATTTTCATATTCCATGGTATCTTCATTATAGTAACGCTCTCTGATATTCATCTTACCAACGAATGTAGGATCCTGTACACGATCACGGTCATAGGTTATATTATTAATATAGACTGCCATGGCCGGAACAGTTGGAGTTGTATTCTCACTGACATTTGACAGTATCTGTGCCACCTGGCGACTACCGTCACCGTAGTAAACAGGCACACGTTGATATGTGATATCACCTTGGCGATCAGCACCAAATTCAACTTGGAATCCCGATACCATACGAATAAACTGCGCTAAGAAGCGTTCTATCTGAGCATCATAAAAAAATTGTTGATTAGCTGCCATTATATATTATCCGCTGAAGGACGCAGGGCTTGACTTAATCCCTGACGTTCATTGACTACATGTCTGTATACTGTGTATTCTAATAAGCTACCAATTGGTAATGGGCTACCATCAGCGATAGTAGCACTTAAAATTGTGCCAGTTAAGTTGCCCGCTAGGGTATAAGTGGCGCTAGATGCGTTTGCTTGGAGCACAGTCCAACTACCATTGAATTGTGTAGCACTTTCAACTCCAGCAACTTGGATAGTCTGTCCTACTACAAATGGAGTAGTTGATTGACTAGCAAATGTCACAGTAGCATTGCCACCTGTAGATATAGCTGATGTTAGTCTTAGTTTTCTTGGATACAGCGGACCTGTGATAGTAATCGCTATATTACCACTGCTATTTGATATAGTATTGGTGATATATTCACCATTTAGTTTTGTTCGAACTCCATAATTTCTATTGTATGGAACTTTAACAACCACGGTCTTGGTAGACAATGTAAATGATAGTGTCTTAGCATTGGCCGCTGGAGTATATGTACTTGAAACACGTATAGCGTCCCAGGCAGCACTATTACTCATAAATTTATTATCATCATTGATGAAACTACTTAATTGTGTTTTGTTATCACTACCTGGTGTTAAGTTTGTACGCACAGCATCCTCTACTTTGACCCAACGACGTCCGTCATATCGGAATAGACGATTAGGAATATAGTCTAAACGTAAGTAGTAATCGCCTTGACCTGGTGCATTTGGGAAAGCGATTCCTGCGGCAACTGTAGCACCGTTTGGAGGTAGCGCATCACCGGTTAAATAGCCTTCTACTTTTACGGTATTAGTTAATGTCTGCGCACTAGCATCGTGGTTAACATCACTAGCATCATCAGTGATCACGCTGGCATCTAAAGCACCTGGGTCTACAGGTAATCCGTCACTGCCAACTGCTTCGGTATAGATAGTAGTAGTATCGTATCCACTCTTAGGTACATCTTGTTCAGCACGAGTAACAATAGCATCATTGATTTCAATGTATTTGTTATAGGTGCTGATAACCTCACCCAAGGTATTTGTATTATCACCACTGTCGGTCGCCGGTAAATTGTTAAGTATGTCTTTGTATTCTTGACTGTCTACTAATGGTTGTAATTTACAACGCCATAGATGGGGCCAATAGGTCTGTGCAAATCCTTCAGCGGCACGACTAGCATCTTGAACTACATAGAAACGTTTAAGTGCGGCTCCCACACCCTCATCTATAGGATAATAGTCTATTAGATTGGGCATTTCTAATACGTCACCTACCATGAGCTTGCGTCCAATGACGTCAATCATATCATCATAGTGGAATACAGAAAACATGGTATCGCCTGTTAAGAACAAGCCAAACTGTGTTAGATCAAAATCATTATCGTTGATACGATAGATAGTGCGGATAGTGTAAACGCTAGTGTCATACTTGCGATCACGGTTTTCTAAGAATAGTAAATCTTGTATTCCGGTTATAGATGTAGCACCACCAGGCTCAGTGGCACTAGTATTAGCCTGGGCCAGCGGACCTAGATATTTATGGACATAGACATCAACGCCACCTACAGTGAACATTTCACTCATTGTCTTGTTAATGAATTTATCGTCGTTGCCTTTGGTTGGCTTGTATAAACTTAAACGTGGCATTCCCTGATCCTATTATCTAGTATTTATCGACATTGACAACTACACCAAAATGTGTTATACTAGTTTCATGGCTGAAATTACTCAAAGTTTAGACTGGGCACAGGTTCAAATTGAACTAGAAGCACCTGCACATAAAATGAAA